TGTCAACTTGAGGCCTGAGCAATTGACGCTCAATCAAGCGCATATCAACGCTGAAATGCCGCCTAGCATCTCGACGATTCAGCTTGGATGGAACGTTCAGAACTGGTCTATCACATCCACGGCCGGCTCCGCGGCACTGCCCACCGGCATGTCGATTCCGTCCGCGGGCGGGACGGCGAGCTGGGGCACTCCCACCGTCGCCTACGGGCCGACGACGATCAAGGTACAGGCGACCGATAGCGCAAATCCGCCGAACGTGATCACGAAGAATCTGTCGCTGACGATCGCGGCGGCCACCGGCGGCACGCTGGCGCCTCCTCCCAACCTTTGGGCGACGAGTGTCGGGCAAACACCCTCGAACCTCGGCTCCACATCGATGCAAGGCTATGGCGGCGCGCTACCGGGTCCGGTCTTCGGTCTCGGTTGGCCGAATGTCAGCGGCAATACGGGCTACGCCATTTTCGTTTCGACGACGAGCAAAACCGGACCCTGGACGCAGATCGGCACCGTTGCTCAGAACGTCACCACCTACGTCGATCAGCCAGCGACGGGCTATGCGGGCGCGGTGAACTGCGTCAATCCGTACCCCGATGGGACGAACGACGGCATCTATCAGACCAACTCCGCGGGCTTGTATTTTCCGGGGAGTCCGCGTTGGTACGCCGTCGCGACGATCAACGCGAATGGAACGGGCGCGCTCAGCGGCACGCAAAAGCAATACATCGTTTACGGTGGCAGCGCAGTCGGTGGAACGATCAACCCGAGCATTCATGCGTCGCAGTCCGGTGGCAACGGATGCTTTAAGTGGTGGGGCGAGTTCAACGACACCAACGCATCGAACTGGCTGGTCAAGTCCTATAACAACTCAGCGGGTTCCGAGACCGGCAATTGCATCGCGCTCCAGGGAACGAACGGCGGCAGCGTATTCCCGTACTGGTTGTGCGTCGCAGGTTGGATCTGTCCGGTCTTCGGGACGTGTGTCGCTGCGGCGGACTACCTGTACCTCGATCTGTACATCGCGCCGGGGGCTGGGCTTCGGCTGAAGATCTGGGGCGAGATCACGGGCGATACGCAGACGGCTCCTGGTTCCGACAATCCAATCGCGCAGTTTGTGAACAATGGCGCGGGCGGAGCGATTCAGGAGGGTATTTACCAAACGTATCGCATTCCGAAGTCGTATTTTATGACCGGCAATGGTCAGGCGTCCGGGAACGGTCACTCGTGCCCGAACGGCATCCTGCAGACTGAGGCGTACAAATTCGGCATAAACATCGCGTCTGGATCGGCAAACGGTTGTCTCCTCGATAACGTGTACTGGGGAACCTGAAGTCGTGTCCCTTTCTATCGCTCAAACCAAAGACAACGAGGGTCTATCGACCAACGCGAATGGCGGCGTGCAGGTGAATGGCGTCGCTACGACGATGACCGCATCTGCGCTGACCAAAGGAAATACCGTTCTTGCGGTCTACACGCTGGCGCTGGATGCGCAGAACGGGCTTCCGCATACGGATTTAGGCGGCGCGGACAACCTCGGAAATACTTACACCGGCCCGTACAACGAGGTGAGCACTCCCAATCTTGGATCGGGTGGAACTGCGCAAACTCAAGCCTATATCATCGGTCAGAATCTCGCGACGGGCGGGACGAGCGGCAACAAAGGCACCGTCAATACCTACCTGAATGCGGCGGGCGGCGGCGACACCGAGGATTGGCAAGCCAACTTCATTGTTGAAATCGGCGGAGTCCCGGCCGGTTCATTGATTGCGACGAACGGAGCCGTGCATAACTCGGTTGCGGCGAATGCCCTGTTTGGCGGCGGCGCGGTCACCATTGGTGCGAATCAAGTTCCCGCCTACATCTTCGCGACCGGGCAAAATACGGGAGCCCCTTCAGGGCAGAGCCCAACACCCACACCGATCGCTCAAGCACTGGCGGGAGCCACGCTCGTTTTTAGCGCGGCGCATTGGAATTGGGGGATGGGACCTGGCTATGAAGAAGCCGTCACCGCCTGCTGGCTCGTGACGACGGCGGGAACCTATACCCCGCAGTTCAAGAACAACCCGACGACGACGACCGAGTGCCTCTGCAACGTCGCCGCCTTCATGCAAACTGGACCTAGCGGCGCGGTGCTGGCCGCTGCCGCCGCAGACACGACGGCTGCCACCGCCAACATCACCGCGCAGGCGCTGCTCCTTTCCGCCGCGCAAAGCGCGACGGCAGCGGCAGCAACACTCGTAAATTACGCCTCCGTCACGCTTGCCGCTCCGCTCTACGTAGGCCCGGGCAGTCTTCTCGATCCGAATGCGGTGTGGACGAACGGGGCGCCGACGGTTGGCAGCGTCGTGTATTACGATCCCTCGGCGATGACGGTCGCGTCCGATGGCACGCTCGCGGGCTACACGCAAAGTTTCACGACACTCGTGCAGTTCAACAACGCAGGCACCTGGAGCGATCTGTACATCACGTTCACCGGCAGCATGGTGGGCTACGCGGGAGACACGACGAGAGCCACCGGCGCACTGGCGGCAACGCTCCTGTCGGGTAACGCCTCGGACACGACGACCGCCGCCGGACTCATCACCGTGGCCGGGTATCTGTCCGCCAATGCGGTCTCGCTCACGACGGCGGTTGGCAAGCTCACGGCTCAGGTCGCACTCGCTTCGCAGTCGGTCGACTTCACGCAAGCCTCGGGCTTGCTGAAGGTTGCAGCCGCCCTCTCGGCGGCAGCCACGGATGTCACGAGCGCGACGGGGAGCTTCGTGACGGCGGCGAGTCTTTCGGCCCATGCGCTCGATTCGACAGTGGCGATCGGCGGTCTGTCGACGAATCAGATCGTCGGAGCGGCCATCGACACCACGACCGCGAGTGGCCTCATCACGGTGACCTCCAATCTCGCCGGGGCCGCTCAGTCGCTCTCATCCGCCACGGCGGCGCTCACCGTGCAGGTGGCGCTCGCCGCTCAGGCGCTCGATTTTACGGGCGCGAGTGGACAAATTACGGTGTTGCAACCCATCACAGGACAGGCGACCGACACCACGGTTGCCACCGGGTTCCTCTCCGTGGCAGGAATGCTGGCCGCAGCGGCGCAGGACGTGACGATCGCTACCGCGAATCTTCAAACTCAGTCACTGTTCCTCGGTGCGGCGGTCAGCACTACGACGGCAACGGGAACGCTTCAGGCGCTCTCGCAGTTTGGCTCCGCGAATCTCGTGGCGGTGAGCCTCACCGGATTGCAGGGCGCGCAAAGCGCCTATCCGCAAGGCACCAGTTCGATCGTCACGGCGGAGTATCTCGACATTCACGGCGTTCCCTTCGCGCCGCAGAATGTGCAGTACCGGATCGATGATCTCGTGAGCGGGGCGAACATCGTCCCGTGGACTCCGGTGACGCCGCTCGGCACCACGAATGCGATCGTGATCACACAGGCGCAAAACGCGATGGTGAGCCTCACGCTCGAATCGGAGACCCATCAGCTGCTCATGCAGATCGAAGACGGCTACGGGACGCCTTACTATGCGGACGTTCAGTTTGACATCGTGAGGGTCATCGGCACCAGCATATGAGTGCCGTGCTTTTGGCTTCGGCGCGAAACCCGCTGCTGGAGACCGCGACGAAGATGGAACTGCTCCCGCCGAAGTTGCGGGACCTGTTCTTCGGGAAGAATGCCGCCAATCAGGCGGAGTTCATTTACAGCCGATACAAGATCGCGCACGGCGGTCGCGGAGCGGCGAAGTCGGTCGGCTTCGCCAGTGTGCTCGTGGTCTTGGGTACGCTCAAGCGGCTTCGCATCCTGTGCGTTCGCGAGATGCAAAACTCGATCGAGGAGTCGGTATACGCCAACGTCAAGGCGCGCATCGAGGAACTCGGCCTCGGGCGTTACTACAACGTCATGGCGAATACGATCGAGGGACTGAACGGCACACAGTTCATCTTCGCGGGAATCAAAAACAACACCGCGAAAATCCGCTCGATGCACGGGGTTAATATCTGCTGGGTCGAAGAAGCGGATGTGATCAGCGAGGATAGCTGGGAGATCCTGATTCCCTCCATCCGCCCGTCGGCGGAAGACCCGAATGCGATGTCGGAGATCTGGCTGTCGCTCAATCCCGGCGATGACAGTGATCCAACGACGATCCGCTTCCTGGATGATACGCCTCCCGATTGTCGGCGCGTCGAGGTGAACTACTACGACAATCCGTGGTTCCCGAAAGTCCTGGAGCTTGAGCGGCAAGCCGCCTTCGATAAGATCGCGAGAGCGGCGGATGACATCGCACGCGCGCACCTCAAGGCCACATACGATCACGTATGGCTCGGCAAGCGGCGCAAGGTGCAGGGGGGCGCGTACTTCACCGAAGCGTGCTTGCTGTACAAGGGTGCGCCAGTCCAACCGGCCGAGCACATCGAGTACATCTTCTGCACGATCGACACCGCGCTCAAGAGCGGTCGCGAAAACGATGGGTGTGGCTCGATCATCTGGAGTTTCACGCCGCACGAAGGCATCGGGGTGAGCAAACTCACCATCCTCGACTGGGACTTGAAGCAAATTGATGGCGCGCTCCTCATCAACTGGCTTCCGGGTGTGTACGATCAGATGGAGTCGTGGGCGAAGCGGCTGAAGTGTCGCATGGGGGTCGCGGGCGCATTCATCGAGGATAAGGGTTCCGGCACGATCCTGATTCAGCAGGCTCGCCTTAAAGGTCTTCCCGTCCACGAGATCGATGGGCCGCTCACGAAGATGGGCAAGCAGGAGCGCACGCTCGACATCGCAGGCTACGTGCATGTCGGCGATGTGAAGATATCCCAGGAGGCATATGACCGCGTCGTCACCTACAAGAACGTGACGCGCAATCACCTGCTGCATCAGGTGCTCAAATTCACGCCGCTCGTGACCGATCAGATCGAAGATGATCTGCTCGACTGCTTCGACTACGGCATCGGGCTCACGCTCGGCAACCATGAGGGGTTCTGATGGCAAACGATCCGAACATTCAGAACACGCCTGTCTCGATCGACTTCGGAGGCGTGGGAAGCGGAAATTCTCCTCTGATGTCGCTCCTGACGGCGGACGACATCGTGCCAGGCGCAGATCCCTCCTACAACTTGTGCAAGGTGATCTTCGCATATCACCCGCTCGGCGGGAAGATGACCCAGTCGCCTGTCAAGATGGCGCAGGCGCAGCCCCGGCAGATAGCCGTGCAGGAAGCACCCGATGCAGTCGTGAAGGCGTTTGAAACCGAATGGTCGAAGTTGGGGTGTGATGATCACATCTGCAACACCACCACGATATCGCGCATGTATGGGATCGGTTCGATCGCGATGGGCTGCGTGGGGACTCCATCGAACGTGCCGCTCGATATGACGAAGATCTGGCAGGCGCAACTGTACTTCAACGTGCTCGATCCCTTGAATACCTCGGGCTCGCTGGTGCTCTCGCAGGTATCGACGGCACCGGACTTCAACAAGCCGGTCACGCTCACATCGAGCGGGGAGACGTTTCACGCCTCGCGCTATCGCGTGATGATGAACGAAGACCCGATCTTTCTGCAGTTCACGACCTCGGCCTTCGGCTACGTCGGCCGAAGCGTCTTTCAACGGGCACTGTACCCATTGAAGGCGTACATCCGATTGATGATCGCGAACGACATGATCGCGACGAAGCTCGGGCTCCTGGTGGCGAAGACGCGCCCGCCAGGCCCAATCATCAACCGCGTGATGCAGGTGATTGCTTCGGTGAAGCGGGCGCTTTTGAAGCAGGCGCAGACGGGTCAAGTGCTCACCGTCGACCCGGACGAAGACATCACGACGCTCAACATGCAAAACGTCGACGGGGCGGGCACATACGCTCGCAACAACGTGATCAAGGACATCGCGACCGCGGCCGATATGCCTGCGATTCTCCTGGAGAACGAGACGCTCGCCACGGGATTTGCCGACGGCACCGAAGATGCGAAGACGGTCGTGCGCTACATCGAGGGGCTTCGCATGAAGATGCAGCCGCTGTACGCATGGTTCGATAACATCGTCATGTATCGTGCGTGGAATCCAGCGTTCTACGCCCGCATCCAGCGCCAGCACAAGGAATACATGAACGTCTCTTACGAGGATGCGTTTAGCCGATGGCGAGAAAATTTCACGGCATCGTGGCCCTCACTCCTGATCGAGCCGCGCTCGGAGACGATTCAGGTCGAGGACGTGAAGCTGCAGGCGATCTGTGCGGTCACTCAGACGTTGATTCCACTCATGGACCCGCTCAATCAGGCGAACGTGATCACCTGGCTTATGGACAACGTCAACGAGAATGAGAACTTGTTCAAGCACAATCTCGAACTCGACATCCAGATGCTGGCGCAGTTCGCCGAAGAACAGCAGCAGCAAAAAGAGCAGCAGGCGCAGATGGGGGCGCAAGGCGGCGGTGAAGGTAGCGAAGAAGGTGGGCAGCAAGGCCCGGCACAGGCAATGGCACGAAAAGCGGCGAAATTCGACTCTGCTAAACTCGACAACTCGCTTATGAAGCTTCGCACCATGCGTCTCGCAGATATCGAGCAGTCGAAGCAGAAGGGTCAAGTACCGCAATTTGCCAACTCACGGAGCTAAGCCATGAATATATTCCCGCTGATTCTGCAATTGATCGCGCTCATTTGTTTGCTGTTTGCCGCCTTCAACCTGTTCGGAGGCCCGCCGCAGCGTCCGGTGTGGGGATGGCTCGGAATGTTTCTGTGGCTGCTCTCGCTGATGGTGAGCAGCATTACCCTGCATCAGACATACGGCATTCACTAATCAGAATCACCCGTGGCATCGAAGCCGAACTACTATCAGGTGCTCGCCGCAGCACTCGCTGACTTCGAGATCCACGGGTTCGATTCACAGGAGCGGCTCGATCACTGGCTCGATGAGCTGGAGGAAGCTGCGCGCGGCAGTTGGGTCGACGAGGAGACGATCAAGCGGGATCTGGTCAAGCACCTGCATACGGTGCTCGATCGTACCCTCAAAGGCCGCCAATTCTCCAAGGCTCATGCCGGATTGCAGCCCTTTCGGCTTCAGCACATCAAGCCGAAGCTGCACGCGGAGTTGCAGAATCGGATCATCGCCTCGACCAACCTGATCAAGCTCAATCGCGCCGAGTCGATCGCGCGGGCTCGCGCTCGGCTCGCAGGCTGGATGTCCTCGATCCCGCCGGGAGGTAAAACCGGCGAGGATTTCAAGGAATCCACGAAGACCGTGCGGCGCGGGATTGCCGGGGAGACATTCATCGAACGGCGCGTGATCATCGATCAGGGGCATAAGTTGAATGCCGCGATCAACGACATCGTGGCGGTCGACGGAGGCGCGATCATCGCCACCTGGCGCCATGTGCATCGAGGGCTGCCGAGCTATCACCCGCGCCCCGAGCACGTCGCTCGCGATGGAAAAGTGTTCGTGATCCCCGGCAACTGGGCGCTCAAGGAGGGACTGATGAAGCCTGCCGGGCATCAGTTCACCGATGAGATCGAACAGCCGGGCGAGTTTGTTTATTGCCTACCGGGAGACACGCGGATTCCATTCGCTGATGGTGTGCGTAAAGCGTATCGGCGATGGTATTGCGGTCAATTGACCGAGTTTGTTACGGCTTCTGGTAAAACGCTGCGCGCGACACCGAATCACCCAGTTCTTACGTCGAACGGATGGATTGCGTCGGGCGCGCTTCAAAAAGGCGATGATGTGATTGAAGTTGCCAGTAATGGCATCGATGTCACAAAAGTGATTAATGAAAATAGTGCAATACCCCGAATCTCGGAGATTTTTTGTGCGTTGAGCGAGACGGCAACTGTGGTGCGTAAGGTTGGAATTAGAGATTGGTTCCACGGCGATGGAATCGTCGATAGCGATGTCGATATTGTAAATACCGCAAGGCCGCTGATGTTCGGCTTGGAATCCATGAAGGCGAAGTTCGTTCAGCAATTCGACTTCTCCGATACCGATGATTTTGGTTTTCGTATTAGCGCGTTTTATTCCTTCATCGAGCGATGCGCGACTGCCACGGCGAGCCTCATGGGCCTTAGCGACCAGAAGTTGTTTTTCAGCGTCGCTCATGCGGGCGCTGCGCAGGAATCCCGCTTGGGAATTGTTGCGCAATTTGAGCCCCATGTTTCTTGCCAGCACGCCTCGCGACACATTGAGTCGTTTAGAGATGCTCAGCAGGCTTTCCCCTTTGAGGTACGAGTTACGCGCATCGTTGATATCAAAAATCGGGCGTGGTCTGGGCATGTGTATAATCTCGAAACCAATAATTCTGCATATATAGCCGAAGGAATCGTAACCCACAACTGTGGGTGTTCTTACGACTACGGATACAATTTGCGAGACTTGCCGCCCGACATGCTCACCGCAAAGGGCAAAGCAGAATTGGAAAGCGTCCGCGCGACGATGGCGCTTTAAGTTTTAGCGGTTCACACCGCACCCGGGCGCTGAGAGCGCCACAGATGGTTTCTGACATCCCCCAATCTGTGGATTGGTTCCCGGGTTATTTTTTGCGAGGAGACTTCGATGCCGTTGACATCCAAAGGTCGCGAGATCTTCGAGAATATGGCGAAGGAATACGGTGAGAAGAAAGGCGAGAGCGTGTTCTACGCCTCGCGAAACAAGGGCACGATCTGCGGCGTCGATGCTCAGTCTGTCGGCGGCCCGAAACTCGATCGGATCGTGACCGAGATCGACTCTCACCGAAAACTCTCCGCGCTGATGGATGAGATCAAATCATTTCGAGCGGCTCATCCGTGATCCGCGCCGCAGGCATCATGTGTGTCGACCCGGATGGCCGGGTGCTTCTCATGCGCCGCACGGATGGCGAGGGATGGGCGTTCCCGGGCGGTCACGTCGAAGACGACGAGACGAGCGAGCAGGCGGCGCGGCGCGAGTTCGAGGAGGAGTGCGGCGTGCCGTTCAAGGGCAAGCTGCGATTCTGGACGAGGCGTATTCGCGATGGAGTGGATTTCACCACGTTCATCGGCGAGGTAACCCCGGGGTTTGCCGAGAGCGCACGGGCGGATTCTGACTGGGTGGAATCGAAACATCCGCGCGGTCAGCCCGAGAATGCCGGGCAATTTGCCTCGAAGGGACAGGGCGGCTATCACTCGGGCAATCAGCCGGTGCGCGAGCGCGAGGCGCCTCCGCCTCCGGCGCCCTCCGCTTTGCATCCAGGACTGGAGCGCGGGCCGAAGTCCAAGTACGCGCAGAATGCGATCCTCAAGGATCGGCTGGAGCAGTTTAATAACGAAGACTTCGTGATTGCGCAGATCCGCGATCTTCAGAGGCGCAACATCCACCCGTATTCGGGTCGCGCGCTCGACATCAGCGAGACCTATATCACGCCGCAGGCGTTCGAGCAGTTGAAAAAGGATCTCGCGCCGGTGATCAAAAACGTGCGCTTGCCGATTCATGTGATCCCGGGACATTCCTGGGTACTGATCGATGGGCCGAATGGGGGTCCGGTTCCGATCAAACCGGCGGGTGGATTCATGGCGCACGCCAAAAAGTGGAGCGAGTGCCGGATCAACCTGTGCGCCGATGAGATGATCCGACACAACGTGGAGACCGGCGGATCACCGCAATTGACGTTGCTGCATGAGGTGAATCACTTCAAATACTGCTGGGCAACGCGCTTCAGCCCGAACCGTGAGCGGGTGCAGCACTTCATCATGCAGAACATGGTGCGCCTCGCGGTCGAAGACGGGCATCACCCGAACTCCGCGCGTTACTGGGAAGCGGCGCAAGCGATTCTGTTGAAAGCCGGGGACTCGCCGGACCCACAGGCCGAAGCGCAGGCATTCGAGGCTGCGAATACGGCAGTCAATGAATCGCTCGCGTACAACTTCAACGACGATCTTGACGATGAGGGCAAGCCGATCGGCGCGATGTCGCAGCACTGGGAGAAGTATCCGACCTATCACATGCTGCAAAAGATCGTCGATGAGGAATGGAAGACGCACGAGGAGCCGTGGAAATTCGATGTGGCCGCTAAGAGCAAAGTTGCATGATGGGCGCTGATGCGAGCACCGTCGTCACCGACACCGGCATGTTCCAATATCGGGACGCCGATGGAATCGCGTGCGATCCCTCCGATGCCGTGCAGGTGTACATCCACGACTTTCGCACCGGCGGCACGATGCTCGCCGCGATCATGGCGCAGGAAGATCAAGACAACGCGCGGGCCGATGCGTATAATCCGTCCGAACCTCGCAAGGGAAAAGGACCCGGAGGCGGCGAATGGACGAGCGGCGCAGCCGCAGGAGCATCCCATGATCGAAACCAATCCGCAGGCGCCGGACGATCCGCAGGACGAGGACGAGAAGCAGTTTCAGGCGCAGCTGCAAGATCTGTTCAAGGAAATGGAGGAGTCGGTGCCCCGCCACTTCGGAAAGACGGCAAACTCCAGCTCACCCACTACTCCAATCAAGCCAAACTCAGCGTCATAGATCCGGCCTTCTACGGCTCCGGCATCGCGGGTGCTGAGGCGTTTCGCAAGGCGAAAGAACCGAAGAACTGGGTCGATCGCACCTACTATGGGCTCGCCGTCGGGGAACCTGGCGGCTATCGCAAGGAACCGGGGCTAGGCCCCTACACCTACGGTGTCAGCGTCGATCCCTCGATGCTGTATGACCTCATTGGCGACCCCGATCACCTGCGTCCTCGCCCAGCGGGCTCCTCGATCAACCTGTACGAGAAGCGGATAAAGCAAGCCGGGTACTTGGGCTACTGGGTCAATCACCATTCCCTCGGCTACACCGCGGCGGTCTTTCAGCCGCTGAAGCCCGAGGGGCGCGCGGATCTGGAGGAGATGCGCCAGTTGGTGGAAGCGACGAAGAAGAACGGCGGAGTGAGCTATCAGCCGCTCACGCACGATTCTCCGAAGCCGGGCGATGAGGCGTATATGGTCTCCCCCTACCCGAATCGATCCGAAATCCTCGATGTCGCGAAGTTGACGCCGCAGCAACTCTCCGACTACGTGATGAAGAATCAGGACGTGCTCACGAAGCCGGATCACTATCTCGGGACGTGGCACGACACCGAAGGCACCGGCAAGGTCTTTCTCGATGTCTCGATCAAGGCGCCGACGCCGCAGGAAGCGACGAAGATTTGCATCGCGCAGAAGCAGATTGCATACTTCAGCTTCAAGGACATGCACTCGCATGATGTGCAGCCTGATAAACGCACTGAATGGGTTCCCGATGCCGCAGCAGCAACAGCAGATTCAGCACACCCTCGTTCCTGGCGCTCAAGCCGCGCGCCTGGAGAATATCGTCGCGATGTACGAGCGGCTGACCGGGCGCACCCTGACGCCGCAGGAGATCGAGCAGCTTCGCGCCCATCGCAAGGCGCAGGGTATCGAGGAGTAGCGGACGACTTCGACCCGAATGAGCCGCGCGTCCCGAAAGGCGGTAAGGGGGCCGGAGAGTGGACGGCCGGGAGCGGTCAGGGCGGTCAGCGGAATCTACCCCTCCATCGGACTTATCGAGCCTACGATCAAGAACACGAAGCCTCCGCTATGGCGCATCGTCGAGAGCGCGATGCTGATATCGAGCGGGCGAATCAAGAGGCCAATCGGCGCAACAGGCATCACCCGCCTACGCAGCTGAGCAATTTGCCGAAGCGTCCCGGCTATCAGACGGTAGCCGGTCGCGGAGTGTCCTTGGGCGGCGAATCACTTCCGTTGATCAAGGATAAGGACACCCCGACGCAGATTTCGATGGTGAAAGGCTTCGAGAAGACGAGTGCCCCCTACGTCGTCCCACCGCAGCCGAACTATCGCATTTCCTCCGGCAAGTGGGTGACGGACCCGACAGATCACACCTTAAGCCCGTCGGAGTATCAGCGGCAAAACTCGAATCAGATCCGCCTGAAAGGGCAGCCGGGCATGGGCGGCGTCACTGGACAATCGATCGGTGATCTGCCGCCGAATCCGTCACTGTGGAAAGGGCGCGCGAAGCCCGGCTATCACGGCGCCGAGCCTCACTCGATCATCGAGCCTGAGCCTGCCGATCCGCACGCGCTGAGCGAAGTCGTCGGAAACCTTCAATTCCCGCAGCAGGGCACGGATATTGGCTCCGGTCACTGGGGGCACACCGGCGAGAGGGCGATAAACTCGCCAGGGTTCGTTTCCGAATCTGAGCCCGATCCTAGCCGCTTAGGGCCTGACGCCTCGAAGGGCTGGGAGCACACGGCCCGCACGGAGCCGTATTTCGGCACCGACGAGATGAGCCTCGATGCGCGCCAGTCGTATTGGGAGAAGCAAGCGAGAATGTGGCAGCGCGAAGTCGGGCGCCTGGAATACCATGAGCAAGCAGATCCTGAGCGCAAAGCCTTCGCCGGTGACAAGATGCGCGCAGCCGCCTTTCTCGCCGATCGGCTTCAGGAAGAAATCAACGAACGAGACAAGACGCTCACGCCGCCGCCCACGCCGGAGTCAAGCGGTGCTTCTTACGATCCCGATGAAGATTCCGATCAATCCGATCGCGACTCTCGGATTTGGGATGGCGATCAGATCAGTAAAGATTATGGCGGCCCGGGAGTCCCCAACTACGACCTGAGTCCGATGAGTGCTCACGCGGGCAACGCGGACTGGAAAAAAGGCGAAGTCAAAACGGTTAGGGTCGGAAAAGATGGAGACTGGGGTCACTACACCACCGATGAGATCGAGGTGATCAAAAACCCCTCGCCCACCCAGCTTGCCAACTGGGTCGAGACGCAGAACGACGGAAAGAACACAGATATCCGCTGGTTTGCAGACCCCGGGCACGGTGATATCTACTGCTTCGATGCCTCGCTCGGCTGGCACATTGGTCCCGTTCAGGCGCTCGGGCTTTCCTACCATGAGGCGTACCTGAATAGCGACAATATGACCGATGCCGAACATTGGCCGGAGCAGGTTGAGGAATACTTGGATCGCTGGCACAACGGGGATGCTTGGGGTCGATCGGAACTCACGACGCAAGAGGTAGACACCCTTCGCGAGAAGCTGGCCGAGCCCGTGGAGGAGTACGACCCGGAGGCCGAAGCGCGCCGCCGGACGGAGCTTCGCGAGATGCGCGGCGACTCGGTGCGCGCGGACGATTACAACCCAGATGAGCCCAGAAAGCCCGCGGGCGAGCAAGGCGGCGGAGAGTGGACGGGCAAGGGCGCAATCTCGGTGCCGACGGACATCGAGGCGGCGGACTTCGACACGCATCGCACCATCGAGGCAGGAGCGGAGAATTCCAAGTTCGATCACGATCAGGCCGAGATCAATCGGAAACTCGACGGCGTCGATCACGAATTTATTCAGAAGAACAAGAGCGAAAAATCCGCCGATCTGATGGTGGACGTCGATGTGGATGACCGCATGGTGAAACATCAGGTCACACTCGATCTGACGACTCGGCTTAAGGACAAGCCGGAATTTCAGTCGCTCAAACTCGCCTTCGAGACGATGAACGGGCAACAGGCGGGGGCAGCTGGACACCCGGAACCCGGTAGCATCGGAAGCCTTGAATCGTACTTGCTCAGCGAGTGGGCAGGCACTTCCGGCGATTCGAGTTACCCGTCTTGCGCCATGCAATGGGCCGCTCAAGAGCTATTCGGGATGCCGGAGCCGAAAGTGAGCTGGACCTCGATGGACAGCACCAAATACGGTGGCATGAAGGATGTGCTTGAGAAAACGAAGATTTATTTCGGCGCGAGCAAGATGACGATGGATCAGTTCAAGAAGGGGCTGATGCAGTACATCCAGGCGATGTACGACAACACGCAAGAGCTGTTGAAAAAACAAGGCATCAAGGAGATTCCGCTGGTGCGCGGCATGGTGCTCGGCGGTCGTGGGGCACTCGCACCGACATTGGTGGATTTGAAGATGCAGCCGATCAGCGCGTTTTCCTTGAGTTATCCGGTTGCGAGGGATTTCGCGGGCACCCAAACGCATGGAATACTCGTGTTCACGAAGGTTCCCGCGAAGCGGGTTTTGAGCACGTATCTGTCCGGCTATGGATGCCGCTCCGAGCACGAAGTGACGGTCCTTGGAGGTGCCCCAACGAAGGCGATCGTGGTCGGCAAATTCCCCCTTAGCCACTCAAAAGAAAATGACGGCTATAACGGGGTGATCATCAGAAACAAGGATCGTCTCAAGGAGACTGTCGAATTATGAGCGAGCTGAACGTCGACGACTGCATCGAGAACGCCGACTGGATCAAGGCCGCTGCGAAACGTCGCGCGGCGGCGGCCTCTGCTCGCGCCGACTATGATGCCGGCGAGCCTCGCAAGGGTAAAGGGCCTGGCGGCGGGGAGTGGACCTCCGGCGGCGCAGGCGGCGCGAAAGGCGGCGATAAGCCGGTGCCTAAGTGGAGTGAGAATCTGCCGCACAAGGACCCGGCCGCATACTTCGGCGGCACCGAGATCCTGCCCGATCAGTCCGGCGTCTATCACGTCGGCAAGAACTTGGATGCCGCGGTCGAACTCCTCGGGCGTGGCAAGGATGTGGATCTCGAACAGCCGCGCGAAGTCGCCACCCTCATGGATAAACTCGCCGCGATCGGCCGCGAGGCGGCTAAGGGAGTGAAAAGGGTGTACGACCTGTGCCACGTCACGGTCGCCAATACGAACCTCTTTTGCGTCGAGCACGTCGGCATTCCGCGCGCCAAGATGCCGCAGTTGAAGGGCGTCCCCGCGAAGGGAAGCCGGGGGGCGGAGTTGGAGCCCAACAAAAAGGGCGAGGTGGACTTAAGCAAGCACTTCCGCCATCACCTGGAGAAGCACGGGTACGATGTGCTCAAGGCGACGGAGGATGCCTCCTACCTTCGTGCGAGCCAACGCGAACTCGATGGCGTCAAGATCGCCGGGATGATGCAGGCGATCAAGGAAGGCAAGGTCCCCGACAATCGGATATGGGTGACGCGCGACAACTACGTACTCGATGGGCATCACCGCTGGGCCGCGCAAGTTGCCCTCGAATACATCGAGGGCAAGCCCATCCCGATGAAGGTCTTCAAGGTCGATATGTCGATCACGGATGCGATCCGGGATGCGAATCATTTCGCCGCGAAGTGGGGCATCGCTCAGCAAGCGGTTGGAGCACCGAGTCCGAAGGCAAAAGCGGATAGCGTCTGCACCTCCTGCGGCGCAGGCGTGCGCTCGGATTCGAGCGACTTATCGAAGGTCGATGAGATCCTCACGCACCTGAAGGCCGGAGAGATTCTCTCGGAACTTAAGAAGTTCGAGAAGTGAGCGAGTTTCGGCTTAACGAGGAACACGACCGCGCGTTGTGGGTGCCATACGAGGCGGCCCTGGAGACGATGGATCTGCACCCGGGCGTGCGCGTGGCGCTGGAGCGCGCCGACATGACCGAGATGGACATCGCGAAGGCGATCAGAGACAGCGATCTTGCCTCCCCGGTGCGCTTCGGAAACGTGCTCCTCATCGCGCTTCGTATCACGGGAACCGGCGCAAGTTACCGCAAGAACGCGAACGAATACGTGTGGCGAGATCCCTCGCTCTACATGAATCGGGAATTCGTCGAGCGGTGCAATGGGCTTCCGGTGATCCTGGAGCACCCCGGCACCGGCGAGAAGAACGGGGAGAAAAAGCAGTTCCTCGACTCAAAAGAGTTCAAGGATCGCATCGTCGGCATGGTCATGCTGCCGTACCTCGTGCCGGAGGATAACGAAGTGTGGGGGATTGCGCGCATCTACGATGATGAGACAGCGCGCATTTTATGCACACGAGATGTATCCACCTCCCCCTGCGTCGTGTTCAAGACCGGCGAGGAAGGGGTGAAACTACCAATGGAGGATGGCAATCATCTGCTGATCGAGGATAAGCCCGGCCTTCTCGATCATCTTGCGATCTGCGAGCTGGGAGTGTGGGACACCGACGGCGTGCCCGCCGGAGTCGATAACGAGAGTGCACGATCTGATTCTTTCACCCAACCACTGAGGATATGACAATGCCTGAGCCAGTAAAAACTCCTGAAGCACCCCAAGCGGCTGCTCCAGGCGCCGGAAACGAGGGTACTGCGGAGGGAAAGCTCGACGCGATCCTCGGTCATGTACGCGGATTGCACGCTAAGCACGACTCGCTGTGCGGGCGTATGGATGCCATCGAGGCGAAGGTGAACGGCAAGCCGGGTGAGCCCGCGCAAGCCGGAGCACCGGCCGCCGCGACCGGCGAACCCGCTCCCGCCACTTCCATCGCAGCCGATGCGGGAATGCCGCCCGGCTTGAAAAAGGACGAGCCCATGAAGGACGAACCGAAGGAGGCCACCGCAATGGCCGATTCCGCAACCGCCGCCTCGCTCGACACCATCCGCAAGGAAGTGGCCGCGCTCGGCGCTCGCATCCCCGCTCCCGTCGCGGAGGAAGATCGCAAGCTCTTTATCGCCGCGCAGATGCGCTGCGAGCCGGTCGCTCAAGCCTTTGCCGACAGCGCGCCCGCGCCGCTCTCCGGTGAGACGCTCACCGAGTACCGCACACGCCTCGTTAACAAGTTCAAGCCCAACAGCTCGCGCTGGAAGGACGTGGAACTCTCCGGCATGAGCGGGACACTGCTCGATCAGGTCGAGGCGCAGATCTACGCCGACTCGATGGCAGCCGCTCTCAATCCGGCATCGCTCCCGAATGGGATGCTGATCGAGGTGAAAGATACCGATCGCGCCGGTCGCACGATCTCCAAGTTCCGCGGAGACCCGGAAGCGGTGTGGGGACGATTCAAGGCGCAGCCGCGTCTGATCAGCAACGTCACCATGCGATTCGGTCACGGCATCTAATCGCCCACTCATTCACCGATCACTTTTCTAGGAGAATTCGATGGCTCTACCAACCTTCAACCCCATGCAGGTGACGAACGCTGCAGGGACCTTCTACGCGCAAAGCACCGGATATGTATCCGGTGTGATGCTCGACGATCCGGCCGTGCGGTTTGCAATCGACCAGGGCATCAATACCCCGGGCGGAAGCGCCGTGCTTTATGGCGGCATGGCGATCACCGAATCCGGCATCACGCCAGGAACGGAAGTCGGCTCCGTCATGTCGGTGCTCGCGCCCGCCTCGGCGGAGACGAACATCACCGGGTTCACGGTGTTCAACCAGTCCTCGGCACTCATTCAAACGCCGCAGTCTCCGGTGCCGATCGCCCCGCCCTCGGGCTTCATCAACTTCTGCCGATTGGGGTCCGGTGCGCGCATCGTCGTCCCCGTCTCGGCGGTCGATGCCGCCGCGATGCAGGGCCAGCCGGTCAATCAGCTCGTGTACTGGGACTACACCAATCAGGTCCTGCTGCACAACGCGGGCGGGACGGCAATCCCGGTTAAGGTGCTCGATATCAACGTCGGCAACAGCCAGGTTCCCTCGTACAGCTCGGGCACCGGGTTCTATACCTGGAACTACACGGGTTCGAGCGCCGTCATCCAGATCTGATCTGTCACCCAGGTCGGTTTTTTTTAACCTCAACGTCAATCAGGAGCATTTTCAATGGCTGCACTACCAACCGAATGGGTGATGGCACATCCGAATTTCGAGGAGCCGGACATCATCCTTCAGCAGAATCAGGCGTCCGGCGCCTTCGAGACGCTCGCCGGGGGCAATCCCCGAACGAAGATCGGTCCCGAAGATAAGTACGTCTACACGACCCGTCTCGATGTGCGAACCCGCGCGAAAACCGGAGCTGCCGGTGGCAACATGCTGCCGAGTTGCCAGGTCGTTCCGAGTAAGGTCAGCGTTCCGACGTATCTTCAGCAATGCCGCGCTGAGTACGATCATCACGACATCGCGAATGCGAACGCCTGGGGCATCAACCTGCCCGAAGCGCAGCGCCTTGCGATGCGCCAGGCGCACTTTCAGGGTCTTCGCGATCGTCTGCTCTACGGGGTGAACCCTGGCAACGGCGAGGGATTGCTTCATGCGAATGGGGCGACCTCGATCAATTTGCCGCAAGACCCATACGGCAACACGACCGCCTCGACCTACGATCCGGGTTCGATGGCGCTCTTTATGGTCACGCAGTTCTCGGCCACGAAGACGCGCACGTATCAGCTCGGGACGCCGCGCAAGTTCACGATCCTGGGGCCGCAGCGCATCCTCTCGCAGTTCGAGTATCAGGGCATCGTGCAACTGACCACCTACCAGCGCGCAGGCGCGGGCACGGCGTCGGTCGCAAAGATGACCGAGGATATCGCGACCTGGAACGGCGATGAAGTGAACTGGGTGTACGACGATACGTTGATCGGACAGGGCGCCTCATTCGGCGCATTCGCATCGACCGATGTCGTTCTGATCGTGATGCCGGAGATCAAGGTGCCTCGCATGAGCGGCATCAACACCAACGAGTTCGGCAAGCTCACCCCGGGCTTCAATGACTGTACCGTCATGTACACCGACATGGCGGCCCCGATGGAGATCCCGACGCCGCTGGCGGGCGGAGCGATCGATATCCTCTCCGAGATGCGCGCAAGTCCCGGCTGGGGCGTTCGACCCGAAGCGATCACCATCATCAACATGCCTCACTAGCTCACAGGGGCATTTTCAATGCGTTCGCCAATAGCCCTCCGGCGTGGTGCCGGAGGGTGTCTCTCAAGGAGTGTCTTATGAAACTGTTTATCGCGAATACCTCGAAGCAGCATCACATCTTTGCCTACCGAATGGGCAAGGGTCGCGATGTGCCGGTCTCCTATCAGACGATTCCTGTGGGCTCTCAGATCCAGGTTGGGAATTCCGATCTGAACAAGGAAACCGTGGACTTCATCATCCACCAGCACGCGCGATACGGAATGCGATCGGCTGACGATCTTGCAAAGAATGCCGACTACATCGGGCTTGTCTACTCGATCGACAAGCAGGTGCCGATGGGCGATAAGTTCATCGAAACGGCGGAGGATCTGAACGCGACGGCTCTCAACCGCATCGCAAGCGATCAGCGCGAGCAAAGCGCCGCGGCGGCCGGAGTGCTTCTGGAAAATGCGGTCGCAGGCACGAAGACCTCGCTCGCTCACGCTGAGATCGTCGTCACGCAGGAAGGTGATGCAGGCGTCGTCTCGCAAGGGGTGGAGATCGTGCCGGAGGGGAAAGTTCCGCGCAATAACCCATCGCGCGATCGTCGGGCGGTCGGCCGTCGCCGGTAGCCCATCATGCCTTTCACCAATCCAGCGGTGCCGAATATCCCGGATTATCTTACGTTCCTCTATGGGACGGTGGGGATTCCTCCGGCGAATCTGCCATACGGGTCGCTGGACATTTCGAGCGCATCGGTGACGATCGATAACACGGGGTACACCATCGACTACACGGGGCCTGTCGCCTCGTGGATCGTGCCCACCTCGCTTCAGATCGCCTTCAACTGGGTGAACACGCAGCTTGCCTGCGCGGGGATCTACGCGATTGCCTGCTACAACCTCGCGGCGGATTTTCTGCTGAACCTTGCACCCGACGTGCCGGATCAGACGTACTTCAAGGATGAGCGCGCGAAGCTAAAACTCATGGTCCCGCAACTCGGCATCATCCAGTCTTCCTCGAACGAGGGTAGCTCCGCTTCCTTCACCGCGCTTGAGTGGGCATCTCGCCTCACGATGTTCGACCTCCAGCGGCTGAAGACGCCCTATGGACGGGCGTACCTGGAGATGGCGCAGCAGGCGGGCACGCTATGGGGACTCACTTGATGATCCTGAACTTAGGGGTCGTCGATCAGCCGTACCGGGCAAATGGCTCCCGCAAGCCATCGACGCGCATTCTCGGCATCACCACCGGCCAGGTGGCGAAGATCCTGGAGGATCGCTACGGGATCATGGAGGCATACTACGAACGCCACGGACGGGAGATCGCGAAGTCGTTCTCCAACTCCCTCTCCGGCGGCATCGAGTCGCTTCTGGCGGGTCATCGAGTCGATCCATTCGGTAAAGCGATGCAGGAGATCCGTCAAGGATTTCGCGATTTCATTATGAAGCAGGAAATCGAGTCGATGGGCCTTCGAGGCGTGCCGACGAAGGCCGCACTCAAGGGCATCAATCATCGTTTGAGGCACCCGTACCGAAAGTCGAACCCGCGTCGACCCTCGTTCGTCGACACCGGATTGTATGTGGCGTCGTTTCGCGCCTGGATGGAGTTATAGATGCGCCGATTATTCCTCGCCGCTTCATTGATACTCGCAAGCTCCGCCGTCGGAGCGCAGCAGCTTTTGGATTGCGCGCTAGGCGTGCCGTGCCAGAACAATGGGCCGACCGACAGCAACACGGGCGATAAACTGCCCGTCGTCGGCACGAAGATGAACGCGAACATGCAGGAGGTGTTCGGCGCTTTCGGAGCGAATGGGTTGCTGCGCGGCAACGGGCCGCTGCCAGGTCCCCTTTCGGTCGCGACCTCGCAGGATGTCGTGAACGTCTTCAGCGTCGCGGGACCGCAATGCGTCACGGGCGACTTTCTTTCGGCGACCGGGCAGTGCCTGGTGCCCCCGGGGACCGGGATCACCGCCTTGGGCGGAGATGCAACGGCGACCGGGCCGGGCGAGGCGTTCCTGACCCTAGCCCCCGTGATGCCGAATTTCGGCACCTACGGGGGCGCCTCTCAGGCGCTCACCATCACCGTCGATGTCAAGGGGCGGGTGACGAATCTATCCGCGCAGGCGATCTCTGTGAGCGTCGCGCAGGTGTCCGGGGCCGCCCCATTGAATTCCCCGGCCTTCACCGGCACTCCGACCGGGCCGACCCCGCTTTCCGGGGACGACAGCACCAGGCTGGCAACAACGGCCTTCGTGGCTGGCGCGATCTCGGGCCTGACAGCGGACCCGTCAGGGCCTGCCAGCGGCGATCTGTGCGGCACCTATCCAAGCCCACAGGTCTGCCAGATCAACGGTTCTGCGCCTCCTGCGAGCGCCTCTGTGGTGGGTACGAATAGCGCCCGGCAGTTGGTTCCGGTGTCCGTCACCGGCTCCGGGAGCCTGGTGTTATCCACCTCTGCGGCGCTCACCACCCCGGACTTAGGGGTGCCGACCGCCCTAAACCTGCAAAACGCCACCAACCTGCAGGCGAATATCGTCCCGAACAACTCGGCCAATACCACGGGCAACGCCGCAACGGCGACCCTGGCGGCCACGGCAACCGCGCTCGCAGGCACCCCAAGCCTCTGTTCCACCAATAACGTCGCAGTCGGTATCCACCCCTCGGGGAACGCCTATTGCGAGCAGCTGTCGGCCGCAAACCTCTCGAACGGCACCACCGGCATCAGCGGCGGCGCGATCGTGCTCTCGACCTCGCCCACCTTGACGACCCCCAACCTGGGGACCCCCTCGACCCTGAATCTACAGAACGCCACAAACCTTCAGGCATCGATCATCCCGAATAACGCCGCGAACACGACGGGCACTGCGGCTAACGCCACCGGAGTCAACGGCGCGTCCGTATCAGCGTCCGCGCCGGTTGCCGCGACGAACAGCAGTGGACAGATTATCGCGGCGACGACCACCGGCTCAGGCACGACGGCCGTGCTATCCGTCTCGCCTGCGCTGACGGGAACGCCGACGGTGCCGACCGCTGCCGTGGGCACGAACACGACGCAGGCCGCCTCGACGGCATTCGTGCTGGCGAACGCAGGCGGCGGGGGCGGAGGATCGCCTACGGGCTCCGCAGGGGGCGATTTGAGCGGCACCTATCCGAATCCCGGAGTGGCGAGATTAAACGGCGTTGCTCCGCCCACAGGCGCTGTGGTGGTCAGTACGACGGGAGGCGCGAGTCCGACGTTGCAGGCGGCGCCGACTTCCGGCGGAGGATCTACGGTTCTCCTGCAGAACTCGCCCACGCTGGTAACTCCGAATCTCGGGACGCCCAGTGCTATCAACCTGTCGAACGCCACGGCCTTACCCTCTGCCGCGCTACCCGCCACCATCGCGGCGAATACGACAGGCAATGCCGCCACTGCGACCACCGCGACCACGGCGAGCCAACTGAATGGACTTGCGCCACCGACTTCGGCAACTGTCGTAGGCACGAATTCTAGTGGTCAGTTGATAGCGCAGACTGGCACGATCAGCAATAACACCACGGGAAATGCGGCAACCGCGACCACGGCGAATCAACTGAATGGCAATACTCCCGGAGGCTCGTGCACGAATCAAGTCGTGACCTCCTTGAGCAACTCCGCGGTGCCTACGTGTTCGACGGTCACATCAACGCAGACCGACACGACGCTTGCGAAAACGGGAACCGACATCAACACGACGAATCAGGTCGTATTGACGCACCTCACGTCCTCTCTGCCCGTGACTCAAGGCGGAACGGGCGTGACTACGTTATCTGCGGGACTCGTGACTGCCGCAGGGACGACCGCATTCAGTACGGTGGCGGCGCCGTCGAGCACAGTGGTGGGAGTGTCCGACACACAGACACTGACGAATAAATCGATTAGCGGCAGCGCGAATACGCTGTCAAATATCACTGCTAACAACGTGCAGCTCGGCAACCTCTCAACCGGCACCACAACTCCGAGCGTCACCACAAGCTGGCTCTACAACGCCTCTACGCTGACGGGTACGCCGACCTTCTTCGGCACGCCCAATCGTTCTTCTCCCTATTGGAGCCTCGTCACGAGCAGCGAGGCGTGCCCCAATACGGGCGTAGGCGCGACCGGCCTCTGCACGATTCGCGAGGATTACTTGAAGCTCGTCAGCGGCTGGG